CTACGATTTGCCATTTCATGAAGGCAGGTAGCTCGTCAAGGATATCGCACATCGCTTTACTTTCGGCCGTGGATTCGCCTGTCCATTCTTTGCAATATTCATCGAGGTCAAAGATGACGGCTTTGTTTTCAGTCTCAACCCGCTTTGGCCCACCATCGGCGCAAAACACACCTGTGACTTTATCGCGTCCGCCGCTGGTCAGTCCAACCGACACCTTGCAGGTTACACCCAAAATTTTGGTGATGTCGAAGCCCTCAAGCTCTTTGTCGGTAAAGGGCTTGTTGCGCCAGTTCTGCAAAATGTTGCGAAGGGCAGCCGTTTTATACAGGCTCAACGTGTATTTGTGTGAGATAGACATGGGCCTATCATCATCCATCCTCAAATCGGGTAGCTCCCAAAACAGCCACACGCTATGCTGTTTTTTCAGCTCCCCTTGAAACTCATTCATGGCTGTACCCGCATCGACGATTTTGTAACAAATCGCGTTGTGAGTTCCTTGGGGTACTTGCTGGTAATCACTTGATCCAGTGTCTGCTGCAACGATTGGCATTGAATTGCTCCTTGTGTAAATGTAAAAAGTTGCATTAGTATGCACACTCTTACATTTCTCTTGCAAGGAAAAATTGATGGGACTAAAAAACGTGAGGGCTGGGCCAAGCAAAAACATGGCCCGTCCGTTGTCGCAATCCTTACGCGATGACTTCATCGATTTTTTAGCCAGCCATCACATGGAGTATGACCCGAAAGAGGGTTTGGTCGAACACGGTCGAGGCAAAGCCTGGAGTGCTTACGGCGGCCGCGCCCGAAAAGACAAAGGGTGGTACTTATTATTTTTGCATCAAGAAAACCCGCTTGGTCTTTGTTTTGATTGGCGTGAAGGGGATCATCCGATCGCACGCTGGTCGCCCGATGGTCGTGAAGAGCTGACCGATGACGAGCGAGAACGCGAGCGCCAGCTTATAGAGCAAGCCCGCAAAGAATACCAAGAGAAGCTGGCAAAGCAGCACGCGGAAGTTGCCAAGGAGTGTCGCAAGATTTGGAAACAGGCGGCGCCTTGTGAGAATCATCCCTACCTGGAGCGCAAGAAAGTAGCAAATCACGGACTACGGGTGTCGCTCGGTCCTGATTTTGATGGCTATCTCATCCTGCCCTACCGCGATGAAACCAAACAGATTGTCACGTTGAGTTACATACCGCCAGAAGCTGGGGAGCAAAAATGGTGGCACAAAGGCGCGAAGCGCAAAGGCACCTACGCCCTCATCGGTCCTGAGCTTCTCGCTCATGAGCCAGAGCGCATTAACTATGTGGAAGGCTATGCGACTGGCGCTAGTTGGTATGAGCATGTTGGTGAGGCCGAGCCTGTCATCATCACGGGGGATGCCAATGGCATGGTCGATGTGCCGAAGCTGTTTGCTGAGTGGTTCCCCGACGCCACTCATGTGTTTATTGCGGACAACGATGAGAATGAGACGGGGCAGAAAGCAGCACAAGCGGGTGCCAACGAGGTCAAGCTTGTAGGCGGTAACGCCGAAATCATTGTGCCTGGTGAGGTCGGCCAAGACTTCAACGACGTGGTCAATCAGCCCAGTATCGAAGGTGAGATCATACCCAAAGATCATCGGGCGATGGCTGAGGTCGTTGATTACGCGGCGTTACCGAAGGGTAGTCGCCTCATGCAAAGCAAAGAAAACTATGCGGTGCTGCTTGAGAAAAATGAGATCGATGTGGCGTACAACGTCATCAAAAAGGAGATGGAGATCGACATCCCTGACATGCGGTTTATCAACGATCTGAAAGAGGATGCGATGATTGCAGAGCTGGAGAACCGTTGCATCAAAGAAATGCTGCCACATGAACGCATGCGGGTGAATCTGCCGCTACTCGCAAGAGAACACAACCCAGTCAAAGACTGGATGGAGAGCGTGCCCTGGGATGGCACATCCCGCATACAGCAGTTGCTGGACACCGTGGACGCTGAGGACAACCCGCTCAAAGAGATGCTGATGCGTAAATGGCTGGCCGGGTGTGCGGCCGTGGCCTGTCTACCACAGGGAGCGAACCTCGAGGGCGTGCTCATTTTTGTCGGACGACAGGCGATCGGTAAGACGCAGTGGATGAAGTCGCTGGCGCCGAACAAAGATTGGTTGCTTGAGGGTGCGACGCTGAACCCAAGTGATAAAGACAGCGTCAAGCACGCGGTCAGCCATTGGATTGTGGAGCTGGGTGAGCTGGGCAGCACCTTCAAAAAAGCCGACATCGATCAGCTCAAGGCGTTTTTGACTAAATCAAAAGATGAGCTGCGGTTACCCTACGGTCGGAGTTTTAGCCGCTACCAGCGCCGCACGGCCTTTTATGGGTCGGTGAACGAGCGTGAGTTCCTAGTCGATCCCACGGGGAACCGACGCTTTTGGGTGGTGCATGTTAACAAGATTAATTTTCAGCACGGTCTCAACATGCAACAGATTTGGGCGGAGGTGTTGCATGAGGTTTATCAGGGCGGGGAGACCTGGTTCTTAACCAGTGAGGAGCGTGAGCGGTTACAGGTTAGTAATGAGAACTCGAGGACGCAGAGTGTCGTGGAGGATTTGCTTTTGCAGCAGGTGGACTTTGAGGGGCTGAATACCAAGCCCGTGCAAATGGCAAAGCTGCTCACCGATTTAGGGATACGCGCGCCGAGAATGAGCGATTACAAAGAAGCGAGTCGTATCTTACAGGAGCGCGGCATCAAGCCCAGAAAGTCGCATGGCAAGAAAATATACGACGTACAGTACGAACCTGTAGATACCCCCACTGTACCCCGCTCTACCCCCGACTTTTAGAGGGGGTGAGGTGCTGTACCCCCTATACCCCATTGCAAAAACTCTGAACGCTATATTCTACGCGGGTCTCAGCGATGGGGGGGGTGGGGTATAGTAATTACAATAAGTATTGTATTTATATATATAAGGTAAAAAGACGCCTTTATTAGCCTTAAAAGACATGAAATTAGTTCCCCCTAGTTATAGGCTGAAAAAAGGTACCCTACCCCACCCCCTTACGGTAAGTGGGTAATGAATTACAATTACAAAGGTCTGATTATGTATTTACACTTTACTCAATGGCGGTATGCGAATGATTGCGAACGGGAAGCGTGGGGGGAACCTCGACTGCCTGAGCGAGAGGCGTTCGCGTTGTATCAACAACTAAGGGAAAGCGGATGGCTGACAAACCCAACGGACAAGCAAAGCGCGGAAGGCCACGCAAAGATCGAAAAGCATTAGTTGAGATGCCGCTTCAATTTGAGGCGGATGACGAGGCGGGCATTACGGAAATGCAGACGAGTTTTGTCTGGCATTACACCGAGGGTGCGTGCGGGCAGACCGAAGCTGCCAGGCGTGCAGGGTTTGCATTCCCAGCATCGGCTGCGACGAAGATGCTTGATGGGAAGACGTTCCCGAAAGTGACGCGCGCCGTGCGGGTCAAACAAGATGAGCTTCGCGAGAAGTATGCGGTCACGCCGCAGAAGACAGGCGCGATGCTTTGGAAGATCGCGGAGACAAGCTTTGAGAATGGTGCGTACAACGCGGCGGTGAGTGCGGTGAAGGAGTTGAACCAGCTCGCCGGGCTGACCATACACCGTAGCCAGAATCTCAACATCAACGCCGATTTGCAGAAGATGACAAAGGACGACATCAAGCAACGGTTGAATGAGCTGCTGGGCGTCGATAGCGAAATGCGGGACCGCGACCATTAACCGAGCCGGGTGGTAAGATGTGGGGGGATGAACATCGTTTTTGCCCCTCCCGCTTGGCGCCGCCCAAAAAAATGCAGAAAAAAGCAAAAACCTGCAAAAAAATATAAAAATGGAATAAAAACAACAACTTACGCGCAATATTTTGGTGCGCGCAGAGTTGTGCGTATCGCTTGGCTCTGAGCAGAGGCGATACGGTGGTCTGCCAGACAGCGCAAACTTGGGGCCAGAAGCGTGTAGGACGCCCTGTATTGCTCTGTGTCGCAAAAGCGTGTGTAAGGTAAGGAACCCTATAGG